GAAACGGTCTTGCGCCAGCGTGCTGGCTTCGGGATCACGTTCTCGGACGTGACCATGTTGCTTTCAGCAACGGTCAAGTTGCCAAGAAATTTAATCTCAGCGGCAATGATCTGTTCCGCCAGCATGATGAACTGCGGAATTTTGTCCAACGTCTGCTGGTCAGTACGCTCCAGATAGGTCTGGATGTCGTTGACCAGAGAGTCATACGTCATTACGGCTGCGACTGTCATTTTTTTCTCCGTTATCCGACGTTGCGCTCAAAGTGCGGGCAATCGACCAGAGATTTAAAATTGCCACCCCAGCGGTTTTTGGGGTGCAAAGACTCCCAATATTCGCCAAGCGGAGCGAGCTGCTCCCTGTTCCATATTATCTGTCCATCCTTGAAGAAATTCAAGTCGATGGCGCAGCGTTTCAGGTGAATGCTGTTTAGGGTCTTGGAACGGCCCGTATTGACGTAAATGGCCTGCTGCTCCGGTGTGCGGGCCAACTCGCCTCCAGTGACCATCCAGCCCTGTTCTGTAGCGTATTGGATCAGCTTGCAAGCGTCCAGCAGGAACGCGGCTTGTTCTTGGCTCAAGCTCATTTGTCACCCCCTTTGCGCATTTCCATGACCTTCTCGACCGTGCGGCCACCAAAGTAAGCGGTCATCACAATAAGACCCCATTGACCCAAGAGGGTGATATACGTCTCGCTGATCTTGTACCCAGCGCCATCAAGCAGCGCAAACAACAGGTAAGCCGTTAAGATGTACACAAGGGTTCCGGGGCGCACATTCTTTGACAGCCACGAGTCGGAGGCCATGTCGGCCTTCCAACGGTCGCTGACGTTGTTGTCTTGACTGGCTTGAGCCGCCAGCAAGGCTTTGAGCTCCTCCTGCTCCAAGCGGGCTTTTTCAATGCCCAACTCAATCAGTCGCTCTTCGTGATCAAATTGGAGCTGGCGCAACTTGGCTACATCTTCTGGTGTGGGCGCATCGGGGATCTTCACGCCAAGCGTATTTTCAACGACCTCTTTGCCCTTGGCTTGGATTGCAGAAGACAAAAGACCCAAGCCGTTTTCAGCAAGAGTCCCAAGTAGTGAGGCAATAATTGGAATCATGTCAATCCTTCCCCGTTAAAGTTTTAATCTTGCTATTCACTGGAACTTTTTCTTCCAAGATTGCAATGTGCATTCGGTTCTCAGCAATCTGGTCGCGGTTGCGCTGGATCTCTTTTTCAAGGTCTTGGCGCAGTTTTTCACGGGCTAGTTCAGCGCCAGTGTTTGACGCTTGTTTGTTGTCCGACGTGACAACCAACGAAATTTTGCTGTTGAGGATGGTGACCTCATGCGCCAAGTTGGACAGGGCGCTCATAAGGTAAACGACGCAAGAAAAAAGCAAAGGCAAAAGAGCAAAAGTAATCTTCTCAATAAGTTGACCTTTGGCTTCCATGTTTTGAATTTTCTCCTCGCTCATTTAAATCCCCAATAATTTTTTGACAAATTCAGCAGCTACACCGGGGCCAAGCAATACCGCAGCAATGACGGCATAAAGCAAGTATTCAATCTTGGCCATGCGCTTGGAACCCTCGTCAAAGCGGCCCTGAATGCTCTCGTATCGTTGAGCGCAAATTGCCTCGTGAACGCTTAATCGTTTGTCGGTTTCAGTGGCAAGTTCGTGAGTCGGTTCCATTGGCAATTTATCCTAAAAATTTATTCAGCCGCAGTCGTTTCAACAGGTTCAACGGCTGGAAATTGATTCTTGGCTTCCTGTTGAACACTGTTAATTAAATTGCTTACCTCAACAAATGGGCGTTGACCCAAATATTGCAAAATTGCATTTACCAATTGCGTTGACAAAATCATTTTTTCCATTTCATTATCCATGTAATTGCCACTGTTAAGGCCAGTGGTTTGCCTTTACCTAAACATCATGAGGAAGTTGCCGCTGGACGAAGTAGCAAATATCCAACCAGTATTACCAGAAACGTTAACCGAGTTAATTGCATTCCAAGTTGCGCCCCCGGTAGCAATAGAGTTTGTTAAAGATAAATAACTTGCACTAACTGTACCCGATGCTTTGGACAACGTGTGCGTAGCTGCCGTGGCAGAACTAATAGTCAGCAATTTACCTGCCGTCCCGCTTGCGTTCCAGTTTGTAAATGTGGATGTTGTTGCTGCCGTAAACAGAATGGACGTAGCGCCCGTTGCACTGTACGTGTTTGTGATGTTGCTAAATGTGTTTGCGCCAGTAATAGTTAAAGCACCAGCACCACCCTGATTTAATGTGCAGTTGTATGTAGTGTTATTTCCAGTAAATGTCTTGGCAGAGGCGCTAGTCAGACTAATAGTTCCCGTGCCTGTACCAGCCGTAGTAGTAAAAGAACTATTGCCAAAAAATGCAGTTCCGCTTCCATTGATGACCAATGTCCCGCCATTAAATGTTAAATTGCAACTTATAGTAGAGCTGCCAATAAAAATAGCTCCTAATGCATTGGATAATGTAAGTGTTTTACCATTAAGGTCTAATGTTCCCCCGGCATTTTGCAATGCAGGATTATTTGCTGTACTGGTTGTTAGTGCGTCTTGTAATGTTAATGTTCCACCGGGGGATTGAAGTGAAAACGATTGAGTGAACGTAGCGCCAGCACTTGTAATTTGTTGCGTAGTACGCCCGCCAAAACTTATTTGCCCTGCTCCTGATAATGTAATACCTGTGCCATTGACCCAATTTCCATAAACATAATTTGCTACTGAAGATGTACCGGTTGCATTTAATGTCATTGTATTGGTAGTACGCAATGACATATCTATTGTGCCCAAATTATAGGTATTATTTAATGTTGTCGTTGACCCAGATGCAGGGTATGTTGCCGCAGGAAATACAGCGGTATCTTGCGCAAGAGGAAAAGCGGTTGCATCCAATGCGCCGCCAGAAGTAAGTGCCCAAGATCCTGAACCTGCTGTGCCCCAACTGCTTGATCCTGTTTGCCCATAATAAACAGTTTTTGCTGCTGGAAAAGTAATTCCGCTGTTGCCTTTGCAATCGCCAAGTCGAGTGCCTGATACTGGCGCGGCAGCACCTGCAATGCTAATATCTCTAAAGTCTACATCTGTAAACGATGCAGATGCACACGTCAAAGTCCGTGCTGTATTTACTACGGTTGATTGTATAAATGTTCGACAAGCTGCGCTTGCACCAACGGATACTGTAAATGTACCGTTAATAGTATTTGTTCCAGCAAAAACTTGAAAAACACTGACTCCGGGTGAAGATGGATTAGCCAGTGTTAAATTATTAAATGTAATTCCGCCTGAAATTTGTTTAAAGCCTACTGTAGTAGATGTTAATGCAACATTGTAAAATGTTGTTGAGTTACCAGATATTACGGCGGATGAATTGGTACAGTTTATTTGCGATGTTCCAGCAAGATAAAGATTACCTGAAATGGGGCTTGCTCCACTGAGTGTGCAAGTAGAGCCATTTAATTTTAAATATCCGGGGCTGTCAGGTATAAAAGATACTGCTGTAATTGCATAGTTATTAGAGGTTGTATCAAGAATTCCAGTTCCCCTCATAGTACTACTTGATGTTATAGCACTGCCAAGAGAATATGTACTTGAATTAAAAGCAATGCTACCGGCAATAGCAATATTATTAGTTGTAGCTACTTGACCGCTAACCGTAGAGCTAAAGGTAATATTACCTGTGCTATTCCACACTGTTCCAGCAATCAATGACATTGAGCCACTAATGTTAAGCGTTGGAGATGTGCCTGTAGCAAACGTTACTGTACCCGCAGATACGGTAATATTGTTGCAATTTAAAGCGCCCGTCATTGTGACGGTATAAGTACCCGCTTGGTCAAACACAACAGCATCATTAGTTGTGGGTACTGGAGCACCTCCAGCGCCACCTGACGAAGTAGACCAGTTGGTTGTTGATGAGGTATCCCAAGTGCCAGAACCGCCAACCCAATAAACGTTCTTAACAGGAGCAAGAGAAAAAGAAATAGCAGCTAATGATGTGAATGCAGCAGTTGTTGCTGTGCGAGCTGTGGAAACCCCTGCGGTAGCTTGAAGTTCATCAACAACAAGAAGCCCATATGTTGACGCGTTACTACTTGAACTTACTCGACTTGTAGTTGAGGCTGGAGCAGTCCAAGTCCCACTACTTGCACTACTTTCTGCATATAAACTTAAAATATATTCATTTGCAAATGTTGTTGTAAGTGTGTTGGTTGCAATTGAAGTAGCAGTTGATGTATTAAGTACAGAAAGAGCATTAGTTTTAGCAACTCCGCGATAGGCAAGCATAACTGCGGCAGAAGCACTTGCGCCAGAAATAACTACACTTGACTCAGAACTTGTTGCAAATTTAATGTAGGTGTAAATTCTTGGCAGAGTGTTGTTTACAACAGGCGCAGCAGACCAACCAGTTGGAGTAGTTGGAAATGCGCTAGTTGTTATAACAATAATTAACAAATCACCTTGCGCATAGCCAGCAGGAACAGCGACTGTTGGGCTAATACCCGTACTTACAGCGCCAGCAGCAACAAATGAAATTGCCATGCGTTACTCCTGAACGGGTTGGTCTACTGCAACTTCTTCAGCGGGCAGCGCAGTAAATAAAGCAAGCCAATTATTTAAACGCTGCTGCTTCATAGTTTCAATTTCTGCATCACTCGGAATTTCTGCGCCGTCGGGAAACCACAAGGCATCAGCAAATTTACCGTATTGAGTTTCAAATTCAAAGTTGATTGTCATATCTGTTCCTTATGCTTGTGTTGTTACAGCAACCACATCCCAACGGGTGTTGGCAGTGTTGTAAATACATCCAACATAAACCATTTTGTTAATTGTTGTAGCTGTTGGCAATGTTGCGCCGATCACTGTAAATGTGGCGTTCCATGTCAGCGTTCTGCTTGTTCCGTTATCCAAAATCCTGAAAATCAACTTGTCGCCGTCTAATGGAGTTCCAGTCGGCGCGTTGATTGTCAAGTTGGCGGCCAACGCTGTGTAAGCGTACTGGTCAAATGCCGAAATATCTGGCGTCAATGAAGATGCCGATGCTGCACTTGATACCCGTGGGTCAATCCGCTTGTTTGTTAGGGTTGCAGTGCCGTCTGGCGTGGTAATACCACCAGCAGCATTGGTAGCATTACCCAGCGCCGTCACAACGCCTGTGCCTGTTGTGGTAGTTGCTGGGGCGGCTCCTGCGCCGCCACCAAGCACAATTGAACTCACTGCAAGTGCGGCAGAAGATGCCAATGTGCCAGAAGCCGAGTAATACAGCACACCGCCAGAAGTGCCTGATGCCAAGCCAGTGCCGCCCTGAGCTACAGCCAGATAACCACTTGCGTTTAAAACAGCAAGGCCGCTTGCTGCGTTGGTAGCGTTACCGATTGCTGTAACTACTCCTGTTCCGGTAGTGGTTGTAGCCGGGGCCGCGCCAGCGCCACCGCCCAAAACAATAGAATTTAAAGCAAGTGCCGCAGATGTGGCCCAAGTAGAAGAGCTTGAAAAGTATGGAACACCGCCCGATGTGCCCGCGACCGTCAAAGCCAAAGTGCCAGATGTGGTGATAGGTGAACCACTGACAGAGATTAGACCGCCAGTAAAGCTCTGCGCAACCGAGGTAACTGAACCTGTTGCTCCCGTTGCCGAAGCCAACAAAAACACAACACCTCCACTGTCTTTGGCGTACAGTTTTTTATCGGCAATGTTGATTGCCAATTCACCGTTAAGCAGGTTGGCAGCCAAGGGCAAGTTTGTGGCAGTGCTTGAATAGTAAAGTTGAATTGGTGTGTAATTTGTTGCAGCCATGATTTTTCCTTAGAAAGTCCCGCCAGAGATGCCAGACCAAGTTGGTCCGGTTGCGCCTGCTGTGAGCACAGATCCTTGCGTGCCAAGCGCTAGTTTAGACAATGTTGTTGTTCCGCTGGCGTACAAAATATCACCCACGGCGTAACTTGTAATTCCAGTGCCAGCGTTTCCAACAGGCAATGTTCCGGTAACCCCGGTAGACAATGGAAGCCCTGTGACGCTTGTCAGCGTGCCGCTGCTTGGAGTGCCCAGAGCACCACCATTGACCACAAATCCGCCCACAGAGCCTGTGTTTACCGCCAAAGCAGTTGCAACACCAGTTCCCAGACCACTGATGCCAGTTGACACAGGCAGCCCGGTCGCGTTGGTCAAAGTTCCCGATGAAGGTGTTCCAAGTGCCCCGCCGTTGACCACAAACGAACCAGCAGTCCCTACAGCAATTGCAAGTGCCGTTGCCACACCAGTTCCCAGACCAGTGATCGATCCTACCGCAGGGGTCACCGTAGTGTTGCCCGCCAAAGTCAACTGACCCTGTGCATTGACAGTAAATGTACCGACTTGAGTGGCCGAGCCATAAGCGCCAGCCGTCACCGCTGTGTTGGTAATGCTGAATGTTGTTCCAGCCAGCGTCAGGCCAGTGCCTGCGGTGTAAGTGATTGGAGCAGCAAACTGAACAAAAACAATTGCCGTTGTGCCGATGATGATGGGCAGCGGTGTTTGCTGAACCCATGATGTGTTGGCGTTGGCTGTTCCATAAAGCACCAAAACCAAGTCGCCAGCGTCGATTTCATTGGTTCCACTACCAGTCGAATCGTAATCTGTGGCGCGAGTCAAGACCCAGTTTGTGGAGCCTGAACCTTGATTGGTCAGTGTGTAGATGCCGTTGTATGCACCATTGGATTCATTCTTGACCAAAATCCGCACTGCATTGGATGCATCTGTGGATGTGAAAGTGTGGCCATCAATGACTAAAACGGCTTGAGCTCCAGCATTGGTAATTGTTGCTCCAACGCCTAAAGCACCGTTGTTGTACGTCACCGACCCAAGATCAACAGTGGTAGCGTAGTAGCAGGCATTGTGAAAGTTGATGCCCGAAGCCACGTTGTCTACATACTGCTTCGTTGCCGCCTGTAAAGCTGCTACAGGATCTTGTGTCAGCGTGACCGATGTCAATCCAGCCAAAGTGGTTGACGTGCCGCCCAAGGATATTGCGGTTGAACCAATGGTTACTGACGAATTGGTCAGGCTTGCGTTGGCAATGTTGCTAAACGTGTTGTTTGAACCGCTGATTGTTTTGTTCGTCAGCGTTTGAGCGCCAGTCAAGGTTGCAACCGTTGAGTCAATTGCAATGGTGACGGGGGACGAGCCGTTGTAACTCGCCCCCGACAGGCCAGTGCCTATGGTTAAGGCGTTGGAAGCCGTGGCTGTGACGGTAATCGAGCCACCCAAACTCACAGAAGAACCGTTGATCGTGACCGAGCTGTTCGTCAATGACGAGTTGCCAATGTTGCTCAGGGTGTTTGATGCCCCACTAATTGTCTTGTTGGTAAGGGTCTGCGCAGCGGTGTTTGTGGTAACCGTATCTGATCCTACGGTGGCCGCAGTCATGTTGAACGTGCCGTCAGTCACAGTCTTGCCAGTGAACGTCAAGGCAGTAGGAAGCGAAAGAACTACGTTGGTTGTACCAGTTGCGGTAATTTCGTTAGCGGTTCCTGTCACAGAAGCCACAGCGCCAATGCCAGAGGCAGTGATTGTTACATTGGAGGCCGCCGTCAGTTGACCTTGTGCATTGACAGTAAATGCGCCAACCTGAGTTCCAGATCCGTAAGATCCAGAGGTCACGGTGGTGTTTGCAATCGAGATTGTGCCAACTCCGGTAATTGGGCCTCCAGTCAAACCAGTGCCAGTGTCTACCTCAATAACCCCGCCAGACAAAGAAAACTGACGCCAAGAGCCAGAAGAGTACCCCTCATAGGCGCTGTCTGAAGTGTTGTATCTAATCTTGCCGGGAGCGCCAGATGGCCTGTCCCCAGTAGCTCCAGCAGGAATCTGAATTGCCCCAATACCGGGAATGACAGGGTTCGACGCCAATCCAATGGTCGGATTTCCAGACGTCCCGTCGGCGTTGGTCACCGAGGTCTGGTCCGCCACGTTCAGGATTGACGTCGAAGAAACTGCGCCAGAGGTCTTGATTACCATCAGGCCGTTGGCACTCAAGTTGGCCAAGTTCAAAAGCTGGCCAGTCAGCGCGATTGTGGGGTTCCCGGCCACGCCATCACCGTTGGTGACAGACAGCCCGGCAGCAGACCCAGCGTCAATGTCTATGGAACGCCCAGAAATGGCCGTTCCAGACGTTTTTACTTGAATCCCAGTACCAGAGTTTACCAGCGACAAAAGAGCGCCTGTGGTGCTGATATTGAACAAGCCCTGAGCGCCGTTGTCAGTGATCGACAAGCCGTTTGTCGCGCCGACGTATCGGCTGTTGGCCAACTGAGACGTCTGGGTGACCGTCAGGTAGGTATAGGGCTGCGATGGGGACGCAGCAATTGCGCCAGTGGTCGTCTTGACTGTTTGACCAGCTTGGACGATTGCGACCGACTCAGCCCCGGTAATTGGGCCTGCTGGCGGCAGTTGAGTGATGGTTACGTTTGCCATATCACTCCGGTTGAACTTCTATGCCATCGAGGTTTCCGCTGTTGGACGGGTTCTCAATGTTTTGTTGAGGCGACAGCACATATCCGTCATATGAGCCAGACGCGGTGAGGTTGTTGGGGTTGACAGCCACACTCACGTCAGGACGTGGAAACCGAATCGTTATCCTTTCGGTTTTGCGTGCTGGCAAGCGATAAGGGTCAAGCTGATCTGCACAACCCTCGTTACATACCCTCAGACCCGGAAAATTGGGGTCGTTGCGCATCACAGCGTGCGGGCGCTTCATCTTGCAGCGGTCGCACACCGCGATTGCGATGTCAGAATATCCAAGGGTGTCCAGAAAAATGGCCATCGATCACCTCGTATAAACGCTGATGTTCGGGGCAAAGTATATCGGTGATTTGTCGCGCTCTTCCTCTTCGGCCATGCCAAGATATTTTTCGGCTTGGCCTTCAAGGTACTGTACTCGGGCCAGATCGACCGCAGGCAGCTCAAGGCTCATCCGGTGAGCCAGCATCATCACCACAGCCTCGTACCAGCGCTGAGGAACTTCAAGCTCACCGTACAGATCGCCCACGTCCATGATCTGGCGCGAGTACCACACGGTCATTTGAACGAAAGGGTCCGAAGGCACTGGCCAGAGATAAATCTCCGACTGCGGGATGGTCCGGTTGAACCAATACTGGAACGGCTGGTTCGCAGTAAAGTTCTTGTTTGGCAAGTTTGTGTAATCGTCACGGTTCAGCCGAGACATGGTGATTTCGGTCGAGTTGTTGCCAAAGTACAGCTCGCGCAGGTTCAAAGTGTTGCCGCCAGTCTCGCTAATCCGGTAAAACTGGGCAGTTTGGCCAGCCTCAATATCGGTCCAAATCCATTCGTTGTTTACCCAAGGCTGGGCTCCGGGAGCCAACAGTGTGCTCCAAGTAATTCCGTCAGTGGAACACTCATATACCACGTTGAAAGAGCCAGAAACATTTGGCAATACGCCGATTGATCCGATGTAGATTGAGTTGTTTGTGCCATAGTTGACTGAAATGTTTCCGTTGGCCGCGTTCTGAGTACAGGCGGTGTTAATGTTGCCATCAAAGGCGTTTTCTACGATGCCGCCAGCGCTTGATGCGTAAGCACCAGTTGTATTGGGCGTAGGACGGTTTATACGGCGGTACAGGGCCTGCAAAACGTCATTCCCACCCAAGGGTAGCTTGTAGACAAAACTGTCTGGCTGAAGGCCGTATACCTTCTTGCTGATGGCCCAATACTGGATGCCAATGTTGATCAGGTTGGACAGCAGAAAAAAGAGCGACTCGCGGGAGCTCAAGACCTGCTCGGAGGTCAGCTCTTCAGCCAACTTACCACAGCGACGAGCACCGTGGTCAATCAACGTCTGTACCGTAACAACGGTTGTACCTACTGTGCCCGAATAAGCCATCGTTGTTCCCTTACCAACCGGGGCAATCCCACCGCTTCAGCGATGCTTTGGCGCGTGGTGCGTCACCCTTTGAATGTTCGACCACACCAGACATCCGAGCGCAAAATGAGTCCTTGCGTGGACCGCCCTTTGGCTGGGGTGCTTTCAGGTGTGAACCAGTCTCTCGATTGTACTTGTCGCGACCCTTTTGGGTAAGCCCAGCGCCACGGTCAACCGAAAGTTTTTCGCCACGTCCGACGGCCAAACTTGGGCCGCCTTCTTTCATTTTGGCGGTCTTGGCGGACTCTTTAAAAGCGTCAGCAGTTGGCGCACCTTTGCTGCCCGGCTTGCGCATGCGCTCACCAGAGCCTTCAGAGATTCTTTCACGTTTTGCATTGATGTTGTCATACAGACCGCCTCCTTTGAACTTCTTGCCCTCGTCGGCTTTGGCAAAGTCTTTGCCGACCTTTGAGGGAATGCCGACCTTCTTGGCGAACGCAGGGTTATGTGCGACCGCCTCCATCAAACGATGTTGAGCAGGTGACTTGCTTGGCATGATCAGCCCAATGGATTGACGTAGTGTTTTTGCATCTCAAGCACAACGGTGTATGCATCGCCAGCGCTTTGGTCAAGCGTGGTAAACGAAATGCCGCCCGTCTTGCCTGTGCCAGCGTTGTTGGTCAAGCCACCAATTTTCGAGAAGTCTTGGGTGTACTGAGTGTTCTGGGGGATCGTCTCGATGACGACTGGCGTGCTGGCCACCCAGTTCATTTGCACTTCCAAACCGTGAGTCAAAGCCGTCACTTTCAAAATGCTTACGGCATCGCAAGCACCACCAGCATTTGATGGATTCAATGTGGACGGGTTGACTTTCACCACGTTGGTTTCACCAGTGGTGTCAGTCGTGGTCATGTAGAACTTCATGATGGCAACACGATCGCCATCAAACAATGTCTGTGATGTAGCAGTAACTGCCATTTTTATCTCCAATTAAAAGCAGGGGCCGAAGCCCCCACCTTGTTTCAGCACTTCACCGATCCACCGCGCTTTTTGGCGGGTGTCACAGTGACAGACTCTTTGGTCTTCGTGACGCTATCGGAACCTTTGGGCATGAAAAAGTTTTTTGCCTTACCAGCAAGCTCTTTCACCATACTCAATGGGTTCAACGCATCTTCCAAGTCGCGATTGACTTTACCAGTCTTGTCGTAAGCACCCTTGGAAAGATCGACATCGCCGCCTTCTTTAAGCTTCATCATGCTGGCAGGGCCGTACTTTTCGTTGCTCATGGCTTTTGCTGCGCGTACTGCTGAAGCGTTCTCTTTGTTGGAGACTGCTTGCAGTGCGCGGTTGCCCGGAGCAACCCGACCACCACGCTTGTAAGTTCCAGCAAGTTCATTGATGGCTACAGGCTTGGAAGCAGGTTTACGGCCTTGCGGCATCGCGACGGGACGGCCTGAATTAACAGTACCCCCCGCCGCGTAGGCTTTTTTTGCTGAACCACCCTTCTTGAAGCCGCCAGCGTTGCCGTCACGCACACCGCCAGTATTGGCAGGAGCGTTGTCGTACTTTGCTGTGTCAACAATCGTAGTGGCTGGAGAGCCAGAGATGCTTTCCGATGGGATCATGCCGCCAGTGGCGTAGCCAGCTTGACCATTGACAACGCCACCAGTGGCCATCTTGGTCATGCCGCCTTTTTTGAAGCCGCCGCCGTTGCCGTTCTTGACGCCGCCAGTGCCCTTGGCTGAGTCAGCCTTGGCCGAGTACACCTTGGTTTTTGCGTAGTCGCCAGACGAAGTCTCACTAGGGATTGCTCCACCAGTTGCGAAGCTCATCATCTTGCCGCCTTTCTTCAATTTCAAAGAAGTGCCTTTGCCGCCCTTGTGCTCTTGCATGTCGTGCTGCTTAAAAGCCTTTTTGATCATGGCCTTGTCTTGAGCCATGTCAGCTTTGCCGCCTTCAGCCTTGCCGCCTTTTTTCATGGCGGGGCCAGATGGAGGCATAGGCATTGGGGGCTGCATAGAGGCGGCGCCGCCAACTGGGCCAGCAGGGCCAGCACCAGCGGGCATGCCGCGCATTGCACGGCGACGCATGGCCAGCGAAGGCTTCATAGGAGCGCCAGCCATTGGCATGCCGCCACGGGCAGGCATAGCAGGAGGCATGTCGGCACTCATGGGCGAACCCATCATGCCGCCGTCAGCCTTCTTGGCTACCTTGCCGCCTTTTTTGAGCTTCAGTTCAACCGAAGGCTCAGTGGTCTCCATTTTGACCATTGGTTTAAATTGACCCATGTCGCTCTCCTTTAGGCTTGAGTGGTGCCAAGAGCGCCAGTGCGAGTTGCATTGGGGCCGGCTCCGATTGCAGGTACAGCAATTGTCATTACCAAACGCTTGATGCCGTCAGTGGCAGTTGATGGCTTGTATGTGCCGCGCACGTCACCAGTGATGCTAGTGGCTGGGTTGGTCATGTCAGCAACAACAAAAGTGCCAGCATCTTGTGCCAATGCATTGTTCCAACCAACTTTGACAACATAACCAGCATCAATCGCACGCAATGGCAAGCCAAGAACGTCAGAAGTACCAATGGTCACTGCAGTTGCAGAGCCAACAATTGTTGCACTGGCAATTTGATAAAACGCTTTCAAACCAAACTTTGGAGTGCCAGCAGTTGCAACAGTGATGGTCTCGGTCATTGGCTGACCAAAATAATCATAGCCGCTGATGGTCACTGCACGAGCAGTAGTCGAAGTGTTCACTTGCAGTGCGCGAGGAGTGTTCAACTGGATCACAGTTGTACCATCTTGACGAACAATAGACTTGGCAGAAGTACCTGCGGTCAACACCAACGAGCCTGCGCCTGAAGCTGTTTGTGATGCAGCGATGTTTGCAGTTTGCAATGTTTGTGGAACGCAGTCCCAGACAAACACACGACCCATAGGGCCAACACCCAGATCCATAGGAGATGGATCACCCAAGTTGCCATCACCAGAAGCGGTAATAGTGATCGAACCTGTCGCACTTGAAGATGCGCTCAAGGTGTAAGTGCCAACGCCACCGGTGCCGGTAACGAAAGCAGTGATGTAAGAGCCAGCAGTAATGCCTGTGCCGCCTACGAATTGACCAAGGACAAGTGGCTCACCGGAAAGAACCGATGTTACAGTCATGGTTGTTGTGGTGACCGAGCCAGTAACAACGGCTTCGGTCTGATTCAGGCCAGTACCCATGTAGGTAATCGCTGGGCCTAAGAAAAGATCATCTGAAAATTGAGGCATTTTTTTCTCCTTGTGGCTTGAACCACTCAGGGTTTAAAAAAAGGAGGTGTAATCCGATTACACCCCCCGTTTACATTACACGCCGGGTGTACCGTACATTGCACGCGGATCAGTGAATCCGGGGATGTAACGCTCAGTGGCCTTGTAACGCATGGAGTCGGTTTCAAAATCGCCTTCCATGGTCTTTTCCAGCTTGCGACGCATCAAGAGCTTCATGCCCTCGGGTGCATCGGTCTGAACCCACCATGCTGTAGAGCTGGTCAAACGGCTGATAACAGCAGCGCCTTCGTCCAGCAAGCCGATAGACTTGACAGGGTTCAGGTCGTTGTTTGCTGTACCAGAGCGCAAGACGCTCTTCAACAAAACTTCAGCTTGGAAGACGTTGCCCGGAGCCACCACCAATTGGCGGGGGACCAAACGAATCTTCTTGCCGTTGTTGTCAACTGCTTGACGCACTTGAATCAGCATCTGCTCCAGAGAAGTCTGGCTCAGGTTGGCAGCGGTGGCCAACTGGTTGCTGAAAGTACCGTTCACGATTGGGTGAGCGGTGTTGATCAAGGACACGCCATCGCCGCCGGGATAGGCGCTGTTGAACGCACGGTTCATGATGTTCGCGCACAGGGTCTCTTTGGTCTCGATGAGAGACTGAGCCAAGTGACGAGCATAGACCTGACCGATACGGATGTGGTCGCCGTCTTCAACCAACACTTTGGTCAACGCGAAGGCCAAGCCATACACGTTATACACATAGCGTTGCAAGAAGAGCACGCCGCCCTGTTGGTAGCTGACGGGAGTGCCGTCAGGCAACTGGGGAGCCGCGCCAAAACCGTACAAGACGGGTTCTTCGTGGTAGTTGCGTGGAATACCGTCCTGCTCACGGAAAACCCGTGACCATTCGTCGGTACGTTGATCGTAGACTCCGTCGAAACATTCGTTGAGGATAGGCTCAACGATCGAGCGGAAGTCCGTACTGCGCATTGGTGCTGCCATTTTGTGACTCCTTAGAAGGCGTTAATGGTGGCAACGTACTGGCTGCGTGCAACTTGCACTTGAACCACTGTGTACGCATCGCCCCAAGCGTTATCAACGCCGTTATTCAAACCAATGATCCGCAGATCACCGACGCTGCCCGAACCCACTAAACTCGTAGAGATCGTGCATTGCGACAAGCCCGTGGTCGTAGAACCAGCGGAGATGTTGCTAAAGTTTGCTTGATCGCCAATTGAGGTTTGAGCCAAACTACCGTCTGCTTGAATGTCGTAAACGATATTCGGGTCAGAGTAGTAGTAAGTCACTTGAGAGCCAGCTTGGTAGGCGGTGTTAGCCACCCACTGATTGCTGACCAAACGACGACCAGTAGTATCGGTGTACTCATGACCAGCAAAAGCGCCTTGGTAGGCGCTGCCAGCAGTAGCTGCAATGATGTTTCCAGACGTGTTAAGGGCCACAGGTTGGCCCTTCAGAATTCCGGTGCTATAACCGGAAGCAATACCGTTTGCGAGCGCCACAGCGCGATCCAGACCCGATGGGTGGAACGAAGGACGCAAGCCGAACGGAGCATTTGTCGTTGACATATGAAACTCCTTTTGTTAAGTCCTCACCCGTAAAACACGGGTGTTTGGACGTTTCGGTTCAAGTTGCCAAAGCCTTCGCCTTCAACACTTCCCAGACTTCTGCCTGAGCTATCGCGGTTCCCTTGAAGCTGCTCAACTTGGACTTGGACTTTGTCCGATTCCTCGTTAGGCATTTCATGGTGCATTTGAGTCATGACCTCTTGATAAACTTCCATTGGAAGCTTGTACAAGCGCATTTCATTGCACGCAATAAAACCAATGTCTTCGCCAGCCTTTACGCGGTAATTGTCAAATCCGGGTAACTCTTCCGCTTTCACGGGTACATACCCCAATCGCATCCGCTTATCGATACTGTCGTAGCCGTTGGTGGTTGATAACCAGCAAAGATGCCATCCCGGAATTTCCGGAACCTTCGGCAGCGCACTTTGTGTCCATTCATCGCTCCACATCTTGCGACGTTCCTGCTTTGAAATGAACGCCTCTTCGGGGGCAGCTCGTGATAAATCTTGTGAAGATCGGCTTTCACGGCCACCTGCGTTGAGGGTTTTTTTGAGACGAGAATCCATAATGTTTAGCTCCTTTTGTTGCGTGCTTCGATAGCGTATCGTTTAATCATCTTGTTGCGCTTTTCAGCATCATCCCAAAATCCCGCATCCTTCATTGCCCGGACCTGTTCAGGTTCCAAAACAAATTGGCTGCCGCTTGGGCGACTTGATGATTCACGACTCGATCCCGTAACCACACTTCGGGGGCTCCTTCTGGAAGTCTCGTCAGTGTTTCTAGTATAACGGTGTGGTAGGCGTTTTTGCAAGCGGTTGTCAAGCTCATCCCAATAATCTTGGCTGGCGGGGTCCCAGCCCTCGGCAACCAGACGGTTGTCAATGACTTTGGCGATTTGAGTATCCTCGTCGCCAGCGTCTGGGTCATACCAAGAATTGCGCTCCATCCAACTATTGGCCAAACGTACCAACTTAGGATTGGCGGGCGCTGACTCATTTGAGCTGGCCTTGGCTGCCTGCTCCTTATAGTTGTTCATGGCCTCAAGCTTGCGTCGGCTGTCATACCAAAGCTCTTGGGCCTTGGTAAACGCCGCACCGTCAGAGTTGTCCGTGGCCTCCTGCATCTTTTGCTGGGCATACCGCAGACGGTACTCTTCGTCTTCCATGGCCTTTTCGTAGCGGGCCAAATCTGCGCCGTGGGTCTTGCGCTCCACAACAGACAGACGCTCCATCAACTCCTGATTTTGGCGCTGCAACAGTCCAAGGCGTTGATCCTTTTCCTCGTTGGTGCGCTTGATGTAATCCTTTTTGGCTCGTCGGCGATTGCGCCGGGCCTCTCGGACTGCTGCTGTGTCATCAGGGTGATCCACATCCCCGCCGTCGTCCTGATGGTTGTCTGGCTCGTCATTGGAGTGATCGGCCAGATGATCTGGCAAATCTACCGTGACAGAGCCGTCTTGCTCCTCAACGACGTTGATGTCTTCAATCTTTTCTTTGGTATCTGTACTCATAAAAAGGCCCTCATTGCAAGTGGATCACCAGTCAGCTTCGCAATCACTTCGTGATCGTTCAGGACCATAAACAAGGCGTGTTCTTCGTTGGACTCGCCGGGAACGGGAATTTCCCAACGGTCGCCACCCCACTTGGGGACGCGAATGAAATCGCCAACTGAGCACCAAGATCCTTCAGGCCAGCCCATCATCGTGTCACGATGCTTAAATGCCAGCGATCCAATCGTAATGACTTTGGCCACCATGTTTTGCCACTTTTCGGTTTCTTTGGTTTCTTCAACCAAAATAATTCCAGATGCAGTTGTCGTCTTTTTGGTACGGCGGAGCTGAACTAACAGTCGTCCACCAAGAGGTATTGCACCGGGATCTACGCTCGGAAATGCCCAAGCCATCTCAGCTTCGTTAGAAGCTACCGGGTTATCACTCATTCTCATCTTCCTTCATCAGGTTGTTTAGGATTTCGAGGGCCTCTTGCAGGCCCGCGTTATGACCGACCAGTCGAACGTAAGACTCCCAGTTCGCTGCATTGCCAGCAACGAGGGAAGAAGCTATTTCAGCTTGACGAGCCTTAATTCCACCGATCAAGTCGGACAGTGTTCTCATTTTTTCTTAGCCTGTGAAAGACCTCCTGACTGTTTGGTTGGGGTGCTGCCCTTCATGTTTTGTCCGTCGAGCTTCTCGCCCATAGCCATGCGCTTGTGCTGGGGCACATTGATGCTCTTTTGCTCTTGATCACTCGTTGCCATAGTTAGCTCCTTGGGTTGGTACAGCCTTGGTTTGCTCGAAATTGAGCTTTGCCGCATCGCGTGTTAAGCGGGCTGTCTCGATGCGTTCTTGCATTTCTTGGTCGCTGGTAGCAATGGCCAGTTTTAACTGCATCTCTTCCATTGCCTCTTGCTGATCCTGTTGCAACTTGGCCATGTCCATTTGGATCTTTGCGGCCAGTGCTTTGTCCTTGAGACCCATCTCTGCCTCGTCGCGCTTGGCGCGGCGCTGGGTCTCGGCCATGCTGGTGTCCAGCAGCACCTTGGTGTCTGGCGTCATCTGCGGCTGTGGCTTGAACTGTTGGAGACCTTGTACCAGTTGTTGTACAACAGGCATGACACCCTTGAATGTTTGGTCGGCGTCCATCTCAACGTGCTGCGAAGCCAAGGCAAACAACTTGTCCACCGCCTTAGGGTCCTTCTGCAAGTCGTAGTCCTCAAGCTTCTCGCCCATGGCTTTCTGAACGTAGCCAGTCATTCGGTTCAAGTACCACAGCACGATGTGCTGCTTGATGTGCTCCACCGATTTTGGCAGGTACGCTGGCGCGATGATGGGGTTGCCACCAAAGATTGGGCTCTTGGCAAAGTCCAAGTGCGCTTGGATGTGGCCAAGGTGGTCCTGCTCGGGGTAGGCGTAGGCAGCCTGACCGATGGCCATGGCCACGTTCTCGTTGGCCGCGTCCATTTTGACTGGCGAAGGCACATCAACCATGATTTCGTTGATGCCGGGCACTTTGATCTGTTTCAGAAAGCGCTGGATCACCACTTTCTTGTTGAACAGCTCAGGGTTCTTGTCCATGATGGCCATGACCGCTTGGGTCTGAGCCATTCTCTGGGTTTCAGAGAAAATGTGCGGGTCTGAGACGGGGATCACGTCGGTAACGCGGGCAAAATCCTCGCGCTTGATGTCCAGATCCTCCACAACCTCGCCGCGCTTCATGTCATCCAGATACCAGCGGTTGATTCGGCTCAAAACTTTCAGCACGCGGCCCTGAGACTCGTGCAAACGGGCATGGATGGAGCTGAATACGGCTGCACCCTGCTCAATCAGCGCCTGAGTCGTGCCAACCGGGGTGTTGCTGTTGACATCGGCGATCTTTTCTTCGGCGGTGGTCACCACACCCTTGGCGGCGGCAGTCAACCAGCCCAAAAGCTCAAAAAGCACGGGCGATGGCGGGTTAAACGGCATGGGCATGGCCATCTTGCGCACG